GACTCGTCATCGAGTTCTTCTTCTTCCTTCATGCCAGACATAGGCATTGCAGATTTTGCACCTTTGTTGACAACATCTCTGACTTGCTTGAGTGTTGCTCCAGGTGTTTTCAGCTTTGCTGAATCATCATCTGGCTTATAGTTTTCTGGGGTAGGACCTCCAAGGTCTTCCCATGAACCAGTTTGACCAGCGACAGCGCCGCCAGCTAATTTTGGCATCCCTTCTCCCGCCTTAGCATTTGCATTAACGGCAGTTTTGGATTGCTTAGTGCCTATTTCCATTTCTTGTAAATCTCCACGAGACATTTGAACTCTCCGTTTAACCTTAAGTTATAAACTATATTTATTTATAATTTAACAAATTACAAATTGTTTAAGAAATTATTGAACAGATCCAATTTCTGCTCATCAAGTTTCTTTTGGTCTACAAGAGTGTTAATTCTTGCATAGGTTTTGGTTGCATACTTCTCACGAAGAATGCCGCCATCCCATACCCATTCCTTACCTTCCATAATTCCCTGAACAAATGCATCAGGAGCAGAAGGGTCGGCAACAATATCAGCAGCAGTAGCGAGCATAAAATCTTCGCCAACAACATTGATTCCCTCTCTTGTTAGTTTGAGTGAACCAATACCACGAGATGAAACACCAAGTTTTACACCTTCACTAATAAGTGATTCTGCAATCTTACCCATAGGAGTAGAAAGAATCTTAGCCTTACCAATAAAGTTTGAACCACTTTCTCTCAAAGAAACAATCTTATGAGAAACGCGGTCAAGATTTACTGTAGGACCATCTGGGTGTCCAAGCTCTCCAAGAGCTCTTCCACTTTGAATGTGATTTTCGCTATATCTGGAAACTTCACGGCGAAGAGTTTCCATAGGATACATACGACCATTACGGTTCTTGATGTTTCCTTGAAGGAATACGCCTTCAATATAGAGTGACTTTTTACCGTTGTGATTTTCAACGATAAACTCTACGGATTCTATTTCTTCTCTGATGAGTTTCATTTTATGCTTGATTGGTAATTTGGACTTGTTGGTAATAAAGTGTTCCTGCGCCACCTGCTCCGACAGCAGCAATCTTTTGAGAAATAACTGCGGTTGCATCAGTTGCCGTAAAGGCAGTCACAATTCCACTTGAATTATAGCTTACGGTAATTCTGCCTTGGAAATATCCATTTACACCTGAAGTTGTATCTACTGATGCAACTTGTTGATGAGTGAAATTATAATAAGATTGTCCACTTGCAGTTAGACTGATATAATCACCAACACCAAATGGTGCCTGAGTTCCTTCTGCAAAAGTAAGAATTGTTGATGAACCAGTAGTAACACCAACTACTCTATTAGATGCTTTGGTTAATGCAAGAGTTACCGCAGTCCCAGAAGGAATGTAGTAGTCAGTTGCTGTTGTAGCTGGACTTGCTGCAATTGCAACGTGTGCAGCTCCACCAACCGCAATCACTCTCAAAGTATCAGACTGAACTGAAAATGCTGTTGAAGTTGTTGCGGTTCCTGCTGTAAATGCAAATGAGGCACCTGCCCCAACTGGTCTATGCGTCATTATTCGTATAATACATTTATTAGTTATTTATAAATTTACAATTACAACATCATTATACAGAGACTACTGTAAGAATAATTGATGGAATAGCAGGAACAACTGCAGATGCCCCAACTGCTTTTAATCTTATATGTGGATCAGTAGCACTCCACATAAGTTCATAATAATCATTTGCCTCAGATTGCACTACAAAATTCCAAGCAGCAACAATTTCTGAAGAAGTTCCCTGAACTGCTAGTTCTGTTGCACTATTTGGAACATCTAATCCATTTTTTCTCAACCATATGTATATATGGGCACCACTACCTTGAGTTTTGTCTATCTGCAAAGAAAACTGAATATTATAAACACCACTATTTGCAACAACAATATGAGAACTATTTGCTATTGATACTTGATTTGAAAGGTCTGTTGTGTTTAGTCTAACTGGTTGATATGTATTGACGCCCACTACATTTTGTGTTGTGGTATCAAAGAAGTTACCATAGTATCCAGTAACAATACCAACAATGTTTTCTGAATTAATAGTTACAAACTCAGCTTCATTTGTAGTTGAGTTCCATTGAAGAAATTTGTCATCATAAAAACTTGAATTTGTTGCAACACCTACAACATCATCCAAATATCTCAATCTCGTTTCCCCACCGCCACCCAATGTGGAAAGTTGTTGTTGAATGCGATTGATGAATAACTTATAATGCTGTTGAAGCTGATCTAAAGTTACAAAGTTTTGATTAAGTGGAGTAAGAGGATCTGAATTTTTCTCATTGGAGGGAATATTTAATAATCCTTCTTTGATATATTTTTTAGTATCTTGTTGAAGTTCTGGGCTAATGATATTTCTAACAACATCATTAATACCCTTTACCTCCTCTTCTACTTCTTCAATAATATTATCAACTAATTCTTGATGCTCTTCATACTCATTTCCAGTAAGTTCACGAAGTATATTTTCAACTATGTTATTAGATCCAATAAGTTCTGAAATAAACTTATCTTCTTCTTCTTTTAATTTTTTCTTTTGATTGTTTGCTTCTGCTATGAGGTTAAAGAAATCTGATAGGTTTTCTGACATTATCTATCACTCTTCTTCATCTTCCTCGTATTCAGTTTCATCAACCTCATAGGTATCTTCTACTTCTTCTTCGCCAAAGATTGAATTAGCTACCATAGGACGGAAAGCATCAATTCTTTCTGCGGATTTTGCAAAAAGTAAATCTTTAATTTTATCGCTAATCTGTGAGGGTGACTCATCAGTAGCAAGCATATCCATTAGTTCATCCATTTTTTATACTTTCAATAATTAGTCGTTAGTATTTATATCTGCCCTCCTTTGGGCATTTTTGTAATAGAGCTATCTAGTTCAGCTGCTCTACCATCTGCTTCGGTGGCACCACCACCTTTTACTCCATCAGTATTTGGTTCCATTACTGGTTTTCCCAAATCTCCCATTGGGGCATTTGGGTCTATTGGCATTCCTGTCATTGGATCAACTGGAATACTTGGATCTGGAATAATTCCATCTTCAATTTCTTGTTTAATCAGTGCGTCCTGCTCAATAATTTCTTGATCTGTTTGGCGAAGAATCTTACGTCGTACATAATCTTGTGAGAAGTATTTTCCAATATATGGTTCTGCAACTTGTACCATATTCAATCTTTCATTTAGAAGTTCTGCATCTTTAAGTTCACTAAAATGATTATCATAAAGAAAATCAAATTGAATATGCTCATCCATCACTGCCCAATCTTCTGGAGTGATAATGTTCTTAAGAATTAATTGCGTTTTCAGCATATCACTGAACATTGCAGCAAATCTTTTTCTTAAACGTGCAACAAACTTAGTAAATTTGATTTCATCACGAAGAATTTCTGATGAACGTCCAAGATTAAATCCACCTTCTCCATCCATTCTTGATGGTGGAACATTAAGTGAACGATAGAGTTTCTTCTTGAAATATTCAATATCAGTAATTTCTCCAAGATTTTGTCCGCCAGGAAGAGTAGTGATTTCAGTTCCTCTACCACCTTCTCTACGTGGAAGCCAAAAATCCTCAAGCATAGCCATGAATTTCTTATCATCACGGATTTCTCCAGTACTTGCATCATATACAAGTTTGTTACGATAGCGCATCATCACATCTCTGAGATATTGCTCTGCTTTAACTTTAGGAAGATTGCCAACATCGATGTAAAAAATTCTTCTTTCTGGTGCGCGAGATAATCTGTAGATGACAAGACTATCCTCAATCATTCTCAATTGATTGAGTGATTTAATTGCTTTGTGAAGATATGAAAGAGTTGACCCCTTGTTTCTATCTACTAGACCAGAAGTGCAATAAGTAACCGAATCTCTGGACATTTTGATTCCTTGACTTGAACCACCAAGAGCTCCAGGTGCTGGAGTGCCTGTTGGATAAGTCATTTTTGGATTGTAAACAAAATATTCCTCGATTTCAGGAAACTCAAAATCCATTGGGTTGTCAATATTTCTATTTGCAACCCTATACTTATCGCCTTCTTTCTTCTTTGTCTGCCTTACATAACGCATTTTCATTGCGTCAATATATCTGAGTTCTTGAATACCTGCTTCTGGATTTTTAAGGTCAATTACTTTGTGATAATAAAGTCTTCCATCAACATACCAATTTCTATAAATTTCGTGAGATTTCTTATCAAAATCCAGGAGTTCGAGAATGTACTTAAATTCCTTTCTAATTTTATTCTTAATTCCGTCACTTGCATTCAGATTTGAAAGTTCAATGGCTATTGGACTATCATTTGTGTCGCTTACAATTGCTTCGTTTACAATGTCTTCAATTGCACTATCACATTCTGGATGAAGTGCCATTTCACGATATCTTTTGATTAAATCAAATTCAGTTCTATAAACACCTTCAATATCTACATAAGAACCAAAAAACCCACTGCTTAAGTAGTGATCCGACGCATCCTCATTATTAGGAGGTACGGGGGAAACTGCAGTGGGTGATATTGGTTCAGTGTTCTCAATAGAGAATCCAAATAATTTAGCCATAATTTATTTTTTTAGTCTTTATCTTTAGACTATTTATTATGCTTTATTTGCAGCAGGTGTCCAGTACTGAACTTGGAATTCAACTGTAAATTCTTCAATAGTATCAGCAGTATCATATGAAAGGTCAATTGCTGAAATCTGTGTTGGGAAAATATCATAGAATTGATAAGTTTTTACAACTTCAAGTCCAGTACCTTCAGCAACACCTGTTCCCAAGTTGCTTTTGCCTCTTTTGAATTGCTTGACGAATGCATCTCTCATATAATCTGCTGGATTGGTAAAACCACTTCCATCTCCATATTGAGCAATAGATTGCATCCAAGTCTCAAATGCACTTCTGATTGTAAAATCTTGATCATTAATGACAGTAATCTGCCAAGTATCAAATGTGCGATCTCCAGCAACTTTGAAAATTCTTCCTCTGAAAGGAACATCAATTTGACCAACATTTGATGCTGGTAATGCAGCTGCCTTACAGAGAATGGGGAAATTTGCAGTTAAATTAACTCCAGCTGGTGGAGATGGAATATTAACTTCAAATAGATTGGGGCGGGCGCCGCCCCCAACAAGTGCTGATTTGAAATTTTGAATTGTGTGTGCCATTTTTTAGTTCCTCCTTTTTGATGGTTTAATTAAAATCAAACTGTACCAGCTACTTCTTCAAAACTTACACCTGTTCTTGTGGCAACAAAGGTAAGTGTTACATAGTTAATAGACTTAGCAGGTTTCAGATAGATGTCTGCTCTGAATTCGTTGTTATCAATAACATCAGGAGTGTTGTTTGTGGTATCGCAAACAACAAGGAATCCATAAAGACCTCTCTTTGCCTGAATATCACGGAGGTATGGTTCAACGATGTTTCTGAAGTTTGCTCTTGTTAGTTCATCATTGAGTTCAAAGAGTTGGGCTTGCGCTGCTCTTTGAAGTGCCTGTTCAATTGTGAGGAACAGACGACGAACATTAATTCTATCAAATGCAGAGGCATATCCAAGAGCAGTTTTATCACCGAAGAGAAGAGTTCCAACGCCAGGTTGAGTGACGATTGAGTTAATTCTCAAAGGATAAAGTTGATCTCTTTGTGCCTTAGAAGGATTATATGCAAGTTTAATTGCATTATTCAAAATTCCTCTTTGTTGTCCTGCAGGCGAGAACCAAGGATATGCAACGATATTGGTACGGGTCATTAAACCTGCAATATCAGCATTGCAAGGAATGTATACAAATTTGTTATTAAATCTATCATAAGTGTACTTATATCCACTATCAAATACGGTATATGATGAAGATGAAAGTGAACTGAAGTATTGAATCAAGTTAGTAGTCTGAGTTGTGTTATTTGTAACACCAACAAGATCTGCTTTATGTGGTCCAACAACTGCCATACAATCTTTTCTTCCTTCTGCAAGGGAGATGAGATATTGTGCTTTTGCTTGAGAGTCTGATTTTGAAGTAAGACCAGGACCCATGATCAAGTAATCAACTTGAATATTATCTTTGTTGGAGAAAAGATTATATGAAGTTTGAAGATCTCCAAGAGTTGTCGCAGATCCGCCAGCAGCAGAGTAATTAACACCACCAGTTAAATTATAAGTTTTGTTTCCGATTGCACTAAAGGTTACGCCCTGAGCATTTTGTCCCCAGAGACCTTGTGCTGTTGTGTATGGTGTGAATGATGTGGAGAATGCAACTGCTCTTGGAGCAGTACCCCAGAAAGCATCTGCAGCGTTTGAAGGATTGTAACCTGCCCAAATTTGCGCTGAATAATCTGCAAGATACTGCTTATACCAGATTTTCTGTGGAGAATTAACAGAAGAAACTGAATCAAGTGCTTTTGAAAGGCCTACATGCTTTTCAATAAGTGTACCTTGATTTCCTGTAACTGTTCCAAGATCATCAACCACAACAATGTGCATTCCATCACCTTCGCCAGCCCTATCCAATGAATATTGGTTAGATGTTGGTCTTGGTGCAATTGACTTCCAATAGATTGTACTATTTGTAAGCCCTAAGGTTTGTTGGTCGTACCAATCAACAACTGTTGTAGGTGTTACTCCCGCCGTTGATGCAATTCCAGTAGCAATACCTGAATTGTTTATAAACTTAATTGTATTACTAGTCGAGAAAGATGCATAACTTGCTGATTGAGCATAGTTAATTAAAGTTTCAGTTCCAGCAGTAGAAACTCTTGAAACAACATGAACATCAACCGTGCTGTTTCCGTTTGTGGAATCGGTAGTAACACCAGTGATGATTCCCTTCAGATATCCATTAAAAGAAGAGGTTGTGCCAGCACCAGGAACAACAACGTTAGAAAGTGCTGCAGTAATTCCATATCCAATTGCAGCACCTAAAGTGCCCAAATTGGTCGTTGTAAATCCAATTGTTTGGTCTGCATAATCATCAATAAAGCAAACCTTTAATCCATTTGCCCAAGTACCTGGGTTCTTTGCGGCATAAGTAAATCCTGTTGATTCGCTCCAATTATTTGTATAATCGTCATAATTTTTAATTTTTGAACTTGTTGTAGTACCAACACCAACACCTGCATTAGCATTATTCAGTGTTGTTCCGTCAGTTCTAACAACTTTCAGAATACCGCCATATGAAAGATAGGATGATGCGCTCATCCAATACTCATATTGAGCATCTGATGAAATTGGTTTACCGAAAGTATTGATTAAATCTTGTTCGGTTGCAATGTCAATTGGAAAATCAACTGGTCCAATTGGAAATGGTCCAGCAATAGCTCCAATGTTATCTAAAACATTATCAACTCTTCCTACTGTTAAATCAACCTCTCTGACGAGTACGCCTGGAGATAATTGAGGAGTCGCCATGTTTTTCTCCGTGAAGTCTCAGTTTATCTGAAAATATTTATTAAAAATTTACTTTACGGGGGGGAAATGTGTAGTGAACAAATTACCAATCTGGATATTGCCAATCAACAGAAAGTGATTTATTTTTTCTGGTTTTTATTATTCTCTTCACAGTACACTCTTTGCACTCGTAAGAATATGAAGATGCAACAGGTCCTCTATCTTTACGAGTTCTATAGAAATCATCTGTTAAATTTTTTATTTCCTCACAAACCCTACATTTTCTATCAGTGAACAATAAATGTCCAAGTTTTATTTGCTTATCTAATTCCATTATGTCATATAATTCCACATATGAGCCATGTCTCCATATTCATCTACATGCCATCTATCCCCGTCAGAATCTACAAAACTCTCTTCCTCTAATCCATCGGAGAGAAATCCAAACGGTGCCATATCCTGTTCTATTTGATTTTTTTGCTCTTCATATAATCTTTTTCTAACATCCTGGTCTGTAAGTTCTTTAAAATAGTCCTGAGCAACTAACCAGGCATAGATTACAAGGCACATTGCCAAGTCATCATTACAACCTTCTTCTGCCTCAAAGGAATTGTGCTTTTGAATAAAGGTTGTAAGTTCACTGATGATTTCATAATCATTCAGATAAAGTTTATCTTCCTCAATCATTGTTTTAAGATTAAGGCATCCGACCTTTTTCACTGTCTTGGACATCTTAACGCCAAGCTGAGTTTTCTTTCCAGAAAATCCTTGTCCAACAACTTGTCCTGCTCTTCCTCTCATAGAGCACATTAATAGATTATTATATTCTAAATCATATTGAATGATACTTGCTACTTGATCGCCAACATCATTCACTTCACATAAAATATAAGCATCATTATAACTTTTTGCTATATCATGAATAATGCTTGGAAAAAGCATTGGTTTAATTTCATTATTTCTATATTTGGCAACCACTCTATGGGGGAACTGCGTTATGTCTACCACCGTGAATGCAGAGTAATCATTTCCAACTCCTCTGGCTACGTCCACAGTCATCAAATAGTCATGTTCTTTAACTGGGTCCACATATACATCTAAACCCGCGCTACGGGTCTTAGGATGGTCATAGACGAGGGTTCTGAGTTTAGATGGAGCAATCAGCGTATCAACGGATCCAAGGAATTCGCACTCAAATTCGACCTTGAATTGTTGCTCTGATGTGTTTGCAATTGTTTGCGCTTTCCATGCCTCATCTCTTCCAGGAACTTCGGACCAATGAACATCTGTTGGTACATATTCATTTTTACTTCTTTCCGCATCGTGCCACATGCGGTAGAAATGATTCATACCATGAGGAGTTGAAACAATAATAACCTTTGTACTTTTACCGGAAGAAATAGTGGGATAAACTGATGCAAAGAATTGATCTGCAATGTGATTTGGAATGAACGCAAATTCGTCCAAGAAGATAACGTTATAAGAACCACCACGAACAGCAGATGCTGATGTAGACGCAGCAAGAATTTTGGATCCATTCTCTAATTCTAAAGATCCTTTATTCCACGATAGAATGCCCTGCTGCATCCACTTAGGAAGGTTCTCATATGCGAGTTGTAATCTTGAAAGCAAATCTCTTGCAGTTGATGCTTTGTTTGCAAGAATTGCAATATTTACGTTATCGTTAAAAACTGCATAATGAAGAAGATAAGATACGCAGGTAGTTGACTTACCTGTCTGACGAGGCATCTTACAGATATTAAATCTATGATCATGGAAGTTTTGAATCAACTTCTCCTGAAATGGATACATCTTGAATGGTTGTAATCCATAGTCAAGAGTAACAATTTGAATATAGTTCTTAGCAAAATAAACAGGATCTTCCTTACATTTCATAAACTCAAGAATTTGTTCTTGAGTAAATTCAATTGGAGTATTTGCTTTTTTTAGATTGGGATTACCAAGATAAATGTCTTCAGCCATAATATAACTCTATTGTATTAGCAGTTCCAAGCTCTAAGTGATTTGTTAATTCTTGAATCGGGATCGTTTGCAGTTTTTGCTGAGGTTAATTTTCTCTTCATTCCTTTCATACGGGCACAAAAGGAATCTCTACGAGAACCACCTTCTGGTTGTGGTCTTTGTAGATTGCTGCCAGGATGTTCTCTTTCATAGGACTTACGCCCCTTTTCATTTAAACCACCCGACTGAGACTTTCCTTCCTTTCTTTGCCATGCAGCAACCTCTTCAATATTCTCTTCACCAATTGTTTTATTATTCAGAAGATAATTTTTTGATTTGGAGTTTACGACCTGAATCAAAGGCATTCCTGGTTGAAGTGTTGAAACATTGTACTGAAGAACTTGAGCTCCTGGATATACTTTTTGGATTTCGGTGGTCACATCTTTTTTGGAAGGCATTCCTGACTGTGGGAAGAACATTCTGATTGAATATGCCTTTCCTCTCCAATTCAAGATAACTGCAATAATATTTCCAGTTTCTGATTGTAGACGTGTTGTTTCACTTACCTGTTGCTTAAATCCCTTAATTGGATCTGGTTTGATAACATCAATCACTTCAGCAAATGTATTTCCATTTGCATCTTCAATTGTTACATCTTCATTTTTGGTTTTATTTCCCCAATTTTTGGCACCAGCTTTACGACATTTTACAAGTGCTCCTGATGCATATGCGGAAGGCCAAACTTTATACCTTGATTTGACTTTTTCTTTACATGCGTCTTCATTTACATACTCTTCTGTTGCAACATTTATTGCCTTACCTTTTCTATCTGGATTTGGGTCTTCTCTCCTTTTTCTTCTTGCTGCACTATCCTCTTCCTCTGGGGACATTTCTGCTGACATTTTAGAACTACCGCATTTTGGTTTAGTAGTTTGTCCTGGTTGTTTTGCACATGATTTGCCTGCATATTTTCCACCTAATTGAACCCATCCGGGTTTTCCATCAGAAGATTTACTTTTTGCAAACCAATCATGAAGCGATGAATCTCCAGACTTTGATGCTTCTTCAATATCATTAAGAATATCTGCAACAATTCCTCTATGTTCTTTTAATTTTGGTAGAGCAACTGCTGCTGCCTTTTTCTTTTGAAGTGCCACTGCCTTATCTCCAAGTTGCTTTGCTGCATCTGGAGTTAATGCACCAGCACCTGATGACTTTTTAATTTCAAATCCAAGTGTTTTTGCTTCATTTGTTGGAACACAATTTGGAACCATTCTTTTTCCTTTTTTCTTTAAACCCTCTTGTTTATATCCAACCCAACATGCTTCATCAACTTCTGATTTTGGTTTTATGCCTTTCTTTTTCATATTAATTGCAATTGCTGCTTGTTGAGCGGGATTTGCTGCTTCTTCCATTTCTCCACTTGCAACATAGTCTGCCGCAGTATCTAAGTAATCTGCTGCTTTCGTAATTTTTGATTGGACCCATGCTTCAACATTTCCTTCTCCCTTACCCATCTTTTTCTGAAGTCTCTTAACAGCACTGATAACTGTAGATAGTTCAGAACGAGCCATAGAATATTCGTGATCTCTCACAGAAACTTTATCCCATGCTTTTCCGCCATAAGAACATTCTGAACGTGTCTCTCTTTTATCGCAAAGAGGACAATATCTTTGCTCATCATGAGATTCTTTTACATCTTTGAATTTTCTATGTTCCTTCTTAGCGGCCGCTTCCATTTTCTTTAAACGTGTATAGTAATCGGGAATTTCATCCAAATGCTGTAAGGCAATATCCATGGCAAGTGTATGATCTTTAGTATGTTCGTGCTCAATTGGTTCTCCCATGTCCAGTTGCTTCTGAATAAAAGAAACTTCCATACGATGTTTCTTTGCAATTTGTTCAACTGATTTGTGAGATTTTAATTGCTCAGTCATTTGAGATTTAATTTTTATAAAGGTATTTATGAATTAATTGATGTTCTAACTAACTTAAAAGTCGTTGATGTTAATTTATGGAGTTATATTTGGATATCTTAAAATAATAATTCCTGAACCCCCATTTCCTCCTGTTGTGGGAAGATACCCAGATCCTCCGCCACCACCTCCCATAGTAGGGCTTCGCGCTGCGCCACCTCCTCCAGCATTTCCTTGTCCAGTAGTTCCAGTACCTCCCGATGACCCAAATCGGGAGCCGCCACCGCCGCCACCAGAACCATCAGAACCACCAAGTCCTCCTCCAGTGTAGGTATGAGAGACGCTTTACTTCTGATGGTCTCGGTTGCAGAAGGTTAAGGAATGTGTTGATTTCTTAACATCTATTTATTATAGCACCGAACACAAATGGTGTCAATGGGTTAAAGATCTTTTATAAACGATAACGGATGATGACGATACCTGATCCACCAGATCCACCGCTTCCGCTTGGGGTGCCAAGTGAGCCTCCTCCGCCACCTCCAGTATTTATGGTTCCAGCAACACCAGTAACACCATTTCCACCTTTTCCTCCGCCACCAGCACCGCCTGTCATGGGAGCAGCTCCTGGGAAGGCACCCCCCCCTCCTCCACCAGCAAAATATCTTCCAGGTGCTGGTCCAGGTGTTCCATAAGATGAAGGAATTCCAGCATCTCCTTGAAATGCTGGCAATCCAGAACCACCAGCACCACCAGATTGTGGATAAACTCCAGCGCCGCCAACATTACCAGCACCGCCGCCGCCTCCTCCAACAGAATTTGGGGGGGAAGGCGATAGTGAAGCAGCACCACCAGAACTTCCTTGTCCTGAAGTGCCAGTTCCTCCACTGTTGGTAGGGGCAGCACCTCCACCACCAGATCCTCCAGGACTACCTGATACACCAACACCTGTTGAACCTCCCTTACCGCCTCCAGTTGCAGTTATTGTAGTAAATGTTGGTGGTCCAGAGATAGTTGTTGGAGTTCCATTTGCAGATCCAGTACCAGATGGTCCTACACCACCTGATCCACCTGGACCAATAGAAATTGTATAAGTTCCTGCAAATATTATAGTATTAGTTGTTGATACATATCCACCAGCTCCACCGCCACCAGCTCCGCCGCCACCAGAACCGCCGCCACCGCCGCCGCCAGCAACTAAAATATAATCAAGAGTTCCACCATTACCTACAACAAAACTTCCAGGTGCTGTAAAAATATGATAACGATATCCATTACCTGGAGTTAAAATTGTTCCTCCATCTGCAGAAATTCTTGTGATATTTTGTGAGTGTTGTGTTTTACTTTTTCCACTCAAAAGATAATCACTGAGAGCGGTTCTTAGTCCAAATCTACCACTTCTAAAAGACATATTTTTATGCCTCTCTATCGCCTAATACCATAACATTGACTGGATTAGTTGCAGTTGCAATTCCAGAAAGCGTATAAGCATAAGTTCCTTCATTAAAAACTTGAATGCTATCTCCAGTATTTTGCAAAGTAATTGGATATTGTAAATCATAAAAGAAGGTATCATCAGAAGTCAAAGAAACTCTACCAATACATCTTCCTGCTGTTGCTACCCCTACAGAACCACCACTATTCGGAACTGCATAGATTTGAACTGTTTGTGCCAAACTAGTATTAGCAGTGCCTACCGTACTATTATAAATTACAATACTTCTAATATAAGCAGTCTTTGCAGAACCAACACTATAAACTGACGCGGTTGTTCCTGCAGAAATTACAACTGGAAATCCTAAATTTGCTTTTGCGAGTGCCATAATATTGTTGTTTTAAGTATTTATGAGAATAATATTACTTCTAATATATCTAAAGAAGCACCACCACCAGAAGCAGTGGAGTTTATAGTTACTTGTCCAGTACTTGCAGAAACACTAATATTAGTACCAGCAACAATAGAAGTTACAATACCAGTTAAGTTAGTTCCAGAACCACTAAATGATGTTGCAGTTGCAATACCAGCAACATCAAAATTTCCACCATAATATAATGGGCCAGTTCCAGTTCTACCTAAAGCAACAGCATCAGAACTACCAAAAATAATAAACGCTTTGCTGCTATCTTGAGCACCAGAAAAACGTGCAGTATTTGATACATTAACATCACCCAACCAAAAATCATCACCTATTCTTACATTTTGTCCGTTACCATTGTTTGATGTATAAACTTGGTCTGCTGTAAGTATTCCACTAATTGAAGGATTATTAGAAAGAGATATAGTTGCAGTACCAGAAGAAAATGATGCTGTTAGATTTGTACTGAAATTTATAGTACTAGCAGTTCCAACATTAGAACCTTGATTTTGTACTACAACACCACTACCTGATGCTGTAATACCTGTAAGTAAAGAACCATCACCAGAAAATCTTGTAGCAGATACAGTACCAGTGGTACTGATTCCTAAATATACAACACCATTTGCCGCAGTTGCATCATCTTCTCTGAATATTCTAAAATTATTTGTTGAATCATTATCAATATTCCAACGATAAGCATTACCTTGTTTTGCTCTAAAAACAAGTCTGTTATTGGAACCAGAGTCTTGTTGAATTTGTACTTTACCAAGAACTGTTAAAGCATCTGATGGATTTGTGGTTCCTATACCAACATTAGAAAGTGTATTGATACCAGCAGCAGTTTGAGACCAATAATTAGTTCCACTTCCTCCCCCAGATGCATTAATTGTAACTTGTCCAGTTGAACCAGAAATTGTTACATTTGTTCCTGCAACAATAGAAGTTACAATCCCAGTTAAGTTTGTTCCAGAACCAGTCGTAGTGAGATAAGTGCTAGTATCAACTGAACCATCAGCCTTGAGGAATTGTGATGAAGTTCCACCAGACTTCACGAATGATGTGGCAGTAGCAACACCAACATTAATATTAGGAGTTCCAGTTAATCCTTGAGCAACTGTAGAAATTCCAGCATTAGTTGCATAAGTAGCAATACCACTTAATGTTGCATAAGTAGCAATTCCAGCATTGGTTGCATAGGTACTTACTCCAGCGTTAGTAGCATAGGTTGCTATACCGGAACTTGTAGCATAGGTGCTTACTCCTGCATTAGTAGCGTAAGTAGCAATTCCAGCATTGGTTGCATAGGTACTTACTCCAGCATTAGTAGCATAAGTAGCAATTCCAGCATTAGTAGCATAAGTTGCTATTCCAGCAGTATTAGCATATCCACTATTAGCACTTCCAGGAACATTCGTAAGTAAAGAACCATCGCCAACAAAATAAGATGCAGTGATAATTCCAGAATAATTTGCATTACCACTTTCGGTTAGAGTAATTCCATTTCCAATTTTGATAATATTATTAGCACCATCAAGAGTTAATGATGAAGTGCCAATTGTTAAAATACCAATAATTCTTGCATCGCCATTTACAAATAGTGCGGTTGTCGCACCGCCAACAACTACATTATTAAAAGTAGAAACACCAACAGACATTCCAAGGCTGGAAGTATTGCCAAGTCCCAAGGTGTCATCAAGTGTTTGAGAACCACCTCCTCCACCTAATGCACCTATCCATTTACCGGATGCAGCATCATACTTTAAAAATCTACCATTAACCTTTGCACTATCTCTATCAATATCATCAAGGAATTCAAGGCGTGTTTCACCACCACCACCGATAGAGGCAAGTTGTTGTTGAATGCGATTAATGAAAAGTCTATAATGATTTTGAAGATCATCAAGTGTTGCAAAATTTTTATCTAATGGAGTAAGTGGATCGGAATTTTTTGTTTCTGCAGGCTCATTCAGAAGTCCTTCTCTTAAATCTTCTCTTAAATCTTTTTGAGAAGATTTAATATTCCTTACAATTTTATAGAGTTCATTAATATCAACTTTGACGGATCCAATTTCTTTTCTTACATCTACAATTTCGTCATCATAATACTTTACTTCAGGAAAAGTTGAAACCTGTTCTTTTAATTCTGCAAAATATTTTAAAAGCAATTCATCAGTTTTAATACTTTCTTGATTAACTTTTTTAAGTTGCCCTTCAAGATTTTGTTTTAATGAATTGTATTCACCATTAATTTGTTTTTTTAATTTTCTATCATCATCCTTAAATTCTTTATGATATTCCCAAATTTTAAGGGAAGACGCTCTTAATTCTTTCCAAATATTATCTTTTGCTTCTTGAAAGTTTTTATTTAATTCATTAAAGTTTTTATCTAACCCATCAATTTCAACTTTACTTTCAAAACGTTTTACATCAATAACTTCCGAAAGTTGCTCTAAACTTAAATTAATATTTTCTTTAAGAGTACTAACATTATCATTAATTTTTATAAAATCATCATCAATTGATTTGAAAGTTCTATCTACCCAAGAAAAATCTGGAATTTCATTTACAACAATTTCCTTTACCTTCTCAATCTCTTCTCTAATAGATTGGATATCATTTTCATAATATCTAATTTCAGGAAGTTCTAAAATTGTATCTTTTACATTGTTTAATTTTTCTTCAAGAACTTCAATTTGATAATCATAATATTTTACTTCAGGTAACTTTGAAATAGAATTATTAATATATTCTTTTACATTATCAATCTGCTCACAGATTGTCTCTATCTCTACATCATAATATTTAATTTCAGGAACTATTGGTATCTCTGATCTAATCTGATCAACTACCTCACATAATTTTTCTAATTCTTCATCATAATATTTAATTTTGGGAATTTCTGGAATATCTTTTCTTACATCATTGATAAGACGTAGTAACTCTGTAAGATCTGATGAGTTCTCTATTACAGGTTCTTCTACTTCTTCTACAATATCTTCTACTTCTTCTACAATATCTTCTACTTCTTCTTGAATAAATTCTTGAATTGAGGGAAATTCTTCTGCACCTTCCTTAATTAAGAGGTCGTCAATCGATGGCAAATTATACGAATTTTCAACAAAATCGTTAACGGAAGGCAAATTTTTATTAGATTGCGACATCATCCAAAAATGTATTAGTAATTATACTTTGGGATTTTTCTCCCTTTTTTATTTAGGAGAATCGTTGATGCTATTATTTTTCAAAAGTTTAGCCAGTTCAGCAGTTGACCCAACAAAAAGTGCATTCGTAACATTTGTTGGCCCCTTTATTCCTCTATCTTCTTCAATATCTTTTAGTTTCTTTTGAAGATCCATTAATTTGTCAGTTGCATCAGCCACATTTTTAATTAATTGGCCAGCAACTTCATATGCTCTTGGCATTTCGCTTTCTTGAGCAAGTTCCAGAATACCATTAATAGCTTCTTGACCTTTTTCTATAAGAGAATATAAATTTCCTCTAGTATAATCATAATCTTTTTTTACATCATCTATAGAATTTGAAATTTTTTCAATTTTTTCTACTGGTGCCTCTGGACTATTAGAAACTACTTCTCCTGTGACATTAAATGCATCGTTCAAACTATCAAATTTTTTTGTCATTTTCATATTAAGTATTAGAGTGTAGACCCACTAAATCCAAAATCATCCCCATCTTCAACAAGAAGATTATCGGCAGATGTAATAGATTTTACTTGTGCCCCAGAAATATGTGAGATAATAGTTGTTTCATCTCTACCCCTATCGACGGTAAGAATATTTCCAGATTTGGACTTGACATAAATTTCTTCACCTTCAATTTCAAGATATGTATTTGCTGAAATTGAACTTGCATCATTTACAGAAATTAAGATATCTTCTTTTGCAATATCTTTTGAAAGATTTGTAAGAACTATACCTGTATAGTTTTTGATTGCTCGTGGTTCTGTAGTATACACAACCTCCCTTGTTGGAGCAGAAGTAGTTCCACCAGTAATATAACTGACGGTTGTTTTCTTGATAATATCTTTTGTAGCAGAAGAAACAGGTCCGAACAAGTATGTTTTTGCAGTAAATCTTAATGTATAAATGAGAACCCTTCTTGTAGTAAAATTTCCTTCATAATCATCTTGCATAGTGATGTTTTCCAAAACAATTGGAACATCTCTTTTCTCATTAATACTTTCCACTAAGTCAACCGTAAGCGTATATGCTGGTTGAAAATATGGCAAAATTTGTTCGACAATTTGAAGGCAATCGTCATTAATTTTTGACATTATGCTCAGTTCAAATTGCATATTATATGGAACAGGCATAAATGCTTTTTTTGTCTCTGTCCCGTCTGTTGGATCTTTTACAGTAAATGCTTGAGTAGTTGTAACTTTTCTTGATGCATCATAAGTCAATCCAGTAAATTCAAATGACATTCTTGGTAATGTCATTTGGGTTTTTTGACTTAAATCTGCAGCTTGTTCAAGTCTTGCTAGAAACTTTTGAGTTGGTCCATAGGCAAGAGGAACTTTTATCACACTGACTATATTGTCAGATGCATTTGTATGCTTTATTTCTATACTATTAAATAAAGAACCAAAAGCAATTACAGTTCTTCTTAAAATTTCGTTATAAAAATACTCAAACATTGCTATAAATTTCGTTACTAATATTTAATCATAATAAAATATATTTATACTATGGCATCCCAAAGGGATTTTTTTCACTAAAGTCTATAATTGAATCTGCTTCATTTTCTATATTTTGATTGTCAGCAAATCCATCATTAACTGCATATGTATCAACTACTCTTAATGCATGAGATGCGCCAGAAGCAGATCCCACAATATTTTCTGAAGTTAAAAATTCTCCAGATATATTAGAAATTTCAAGTTTGTTTGTAGTTGAATTCCAAGATCTTACTCGTGCAGTTGTACTGCTTATAGATCCTGTTACGATTTCATTGAAAATATAATCGCCCACAGATGTCATTGAAGGACTTCCAATTCCAATACCTGGTACTTGCGTATATCCAAGGCCAGCATTTGTTATTCTTATTTGAGTAATGACACCGGCAGAGTTTACAACCGCAGTTGCTGCAGCTGAAACTGTTGAAATTCCAGTAAATGTAATTGTGGGAGAGTATGTATATCCAGAACCACCAGATGTAACTGTAATTATTCCAATAACTCCATCACCAATAGTTGTTGTTGCTGCAGCGCCAACACCATCGCCAAAGAATGCAACTTTAGGTGCTATGGTATATCCATATCCGGCATTTATAACTTCTACAGACTGAACTGATCTTGAATTTGGATTAATGTTGTTATTACATACAACAATTCCACCAATCATCGTTGCTGATCCAACTCCAGTTACTCCTCCTGATGGAGCAGAAGAAATTGCAACTCTTGGTGCTGAAGAATATCCACCACCTCTATTTGTAACTGTAAAGTATCTTATGCCGCCATTGACAAGGTTAGTAATTGCTGTTGCAGTCACTCCAGTTCCAACAAGAGTTAATGTTTGGATAGATCCGTAAACATTATGCTCGGAATTGGTATCTCCGGTGCTACCTCCCCCTATAGTATCATCAATTTCACTAATTCCAGTATCAATAACTTCATCTTCATATCTAAAGAGTTCGCATCTTAAATCATAAGTAGTATTTCCCTGAAGTTGGTAGAATGGTTGTTCGTGCTCAACATATTTTATTTCGAACAAACGATCACCTAAAGGAAAATAAATTAAATCTCCTTCTTTAGGGCGGGTTGATAATTTAATATTTTCTTCATTTTTTAAAAGAGGAGAAATATACGTCTCAAATCTTTCCCTTGATATTGAAAGAGTTAATTCATTAAGTGCTTGAATACCAAATTTTGAAAGAATAGTTGGATTTTCTCCATATCCTTCATAATTGACAAGATATGCCTCTATTGGATATGCATCATCAAATGAAGATTGTATGACTTCTCTTATAACAGTTTTTTCTGTAAGATATTTTCTGGGTAAATAATAAACTTCAACCCCATACATTCTCAATTGTTCATTTACTAAATCTTGAATCAAATTTCTTTCTGATTCTGAACCTTGAAGAAAAAATGGATTAAGCATATGATTAACCAATCATATCTAAAGGTGGAAGTTCATAAGTATTGGACATTTTTTCCATTAGAATATCAAGCTCTCTTTGGGCATCATCAAACATTTGGCGCCCATTAAGTTCTACTCCACCTGGAAGTTTAACGCCCGTAAATTTCATCATATTTTGTCCCCACTGACGTTTAATTAATGAGGTCAAATATGGTTTGATAAAGGAATCATTCCAAACTCTACTGTAATCATTTGGATCTAAAACAGCATAACAATCCAAAATAACAAAATTTCCTACTGTTACTGCCCCCCAATCAATGTCGAGATATAATCTGTCTTGTCTTTTATTAAAACGAATTTGCTTTTGAGTATTAAGTAAAAAATCAAGATCCTCAAGATATGTTTTTACCATTGCATATGACAAAAGTTCAGTTGTTCCCCAATAATAAACATCATTTAGGAACAATTGATACTTAACACTAAACATATTATGAGTAATATTATTTGCGCCATCATATTGAAATATCTTGTTTACTCCAATAACACCTGGAGGAACTTGCAAATAATTACTATTTTCCTCATATTTAAATGTTGTTGCAGTTCCTACAATATTAGTTGTTACATTTGTAGTTACAATTCCAACGCTTGAATTATTGCCTCTTGCCCTTCCCCTATCGATATCTTGTTGTGTAAATTGATATTTAAAAAATGCTGGATAAACGCCATCAAAATGACGCTCTTGGAAAAACTGAACAGCGTCATCTACAAGATCATCAATCTGTTCATCAGCTACATTGATCTCTAAAACTGGCGCTCCCAGTTTTCTTTTACAATAATCTATCAATTCTTGTCTAGTAGATGGTTGCGCCATTTATATAATACCTCTTAATATATTTAGGGTACTGAAGAAATCCCTAAAGATAATACTACTTCTTGCTGCTTTAGATATAGTTTATAATAGCATTTTGCAATATTTTTAATTTGTTCAATATCTTCCATACTATCTATTTCTGAAGAGATTTTAAAATACTCAAAACTTTTACTTAAATTTTCAAGTTCTATGTTATCTGGATCCATCAATTAAACTCCTAAGTAATAACTTTATTTCATCAAGGTCGCCTTTCATATTAGCAACATCTGATTGAAGATTTTGTATCTTTTGATGCTCATCATTTTTTGTCTCACGTCTTGAAATATATTCTTGATATTCTGACATATTTGTATTAATAATTGAATTTGTATTTGGGTCCCTCATCAAATTTGAGTGACCCTCAACTTTTAAATAATCCATACTATGCCAAAGCAATAACTCTAAGATCTTTCAATCTTGGGACATAAGTTTGATTTGTTGATGTCATCACTATTTTAATTCTATATGATCTAAATGCTGGCAATTGATCAACACTAAATGAATATTCTTTATATTCCAAATCTTGAGGTAAGAATGCCAGATGTGTTGATGGAGAAACAAATAAATCTGAGCGACCATCATTTAATGATGCATCAATTATTTGCTTCTTCGCATTTAAATTCATATATCCTGGGAATGGTGTGAAAATTGGAGTAAAGTTTTGATTTTCTCCAATTGCATAGAAAACGCGAATATCTGAATAAACGTTTACATTTGCATTTGCAAGAACTAAAAGTGATGACGCTGAATTCTCCAAATCAATCTCTTTTGAAATATATTGGAAAGCAGTTGGATCATCAGAAATACTATTAACTCTATTATCAGTTGCATAATCAGTAATAACATCATTTACCCTATTAGAAGTTGTTATTACATTAATTCTTTGAGTATCAATAACGGGAGTTAACTTGCTATTAGTTGTATTTAATAATAATCTCATATTCAAAGATTTATTACCAGGCAAGTTTGTCAACTTAGCATTTTCATTAACCTTAGAAGCAATTATTCTAGAGCTATCGAGGTAATTGGTTTTGTTCAATGAAATTGTTTCAAATCCATTATCAACAAATGGAATTTCTGTTCCACTAATACTCTGTCCTGTTATTGTTCTAAGTTCGCCACTTAAAGATGTTCCCTGAACTGTAACATTATGGACCATTGGAGTAATTAACTCAAATGGTATATTTTGAGTTGCTTTAATATTATATCCACCAGTTGATTTTGTTTTATTTAAATAAAGTTTGGGGAAACCATTTGTGGCAGACCTATCAATTCCATTAGATGCCATATTAAGCTTGATGTTATATGAATCAAAAGTAATTGGATCAGATACTGTTACATCTTCAAGATTATGTGTAGTATTAATTCTACCTAAAGATACGCCAGACAATTCATACTTATAAACAGGAGTTCCTGCTGCATAATTTTTGGGATTTGATCCTCTTACAATTGTACCACCAATCACACTGCCTGAAGTAGAAGTATAAGAAATTACTTCATCACCGATTAAAATATATCCAGCATTAGTTGTACCAACCCCAACATTTTCGAATGCTGCAAAATTTGAAATACTATCCACAGATAATGCTGATGTAGAATCAGAATTATATGCAACACTTAGTTTTGTTGGGGCAACATCTGGAGATACTCCTGAAATAGTTACATAATTTTGATTGAAATACATTCCATGATTTTTGTGATTAATTTGAATGTGCAATCCGTCATTTTCAGTAATAATTTGGCTGGCAGTTACATTGCCACCAGTTGATGCATTTAAATCAGTTGTAATTCCAGAATTATTAATGTATTGTATAGTTTTTCCAACTCCAGTTGCAAAATCTCCCTGGACATTATCAAGAATTAATTGATTAATTGCTGTAATTACTCCAACAGATAATCTAACATTTTTACCAACGGAAGTTGCGCCAATAGTTGTAATGCCCAAAACATCGCCAAGTTGATAACCAGTTCCGCCATTTGAAATTGTTGCTGCAATTGCTACCCCATTGTTGACAGTAACATTAGCAGTTGCATCTCTACCATTTCCCGTGACAGTTGTTAAATTAATACTATTGAATGTAAATCCACCACTGGTTGGAGTATAACCTATACCTGCATTAATTACACTGAGAGTACCGGTTGCAATTCCTGCAGAACCAACATAGTTGCCTGTTGCATTTGTATTTCTTTGTAAAACAGTATTTCCAAATGTTAATCCAGAATCATTTAAAGTTGAACCAATTCCAATTCTAACTTTTCTTGAATTTGTAATTAGAGAATTTGGAAGTAATGTTGGTATTTGTTTATTACCCTCTGTTAATTCGGGACTATACAATTCAACAGTTCCTGAAGTTAAGAAATCTGCTCTATAAAGAGTAAATTTGAGATCTTCCCACTGACTTGCTTCCCAAGTAGAAGCATTTTGTGATTTAAATAGTGAACCAAGAGTTGGTTGATTTGAAATATATGTTTGGGTAAGTAGATCATTCTCACCAATTCTTGAAATATATACGCTATATTTTGTAGAATTTGATGCAAGGCATACGCAATAATCTTTGCCACCTTCAAGATAAACTGGAGCCTCAAATGTAAATGAAGTTGCAACAGATCCATTTCCTGAGATATTAACTTGTGCTGGATCTAAAGTAACTTCAGATAATGGTAAAACTTTTTGTGTTGGGAATCCATTCTGCATCGTTCTTAATTGGAACGTTACTGGAATATCCATATCATCTTTAGATCTAAAGAAGACATCACATCTTGTCAAGAAAACACCAGTCTCATCTTCAACCAAGAATGACTGTGCAAGAGGATCATACCATCCAACAAGAACTTGTCTTGATGATTGAGAAATTGTAGTAGTACTTACTACTTGTGTGCCAGTAGTTCTAAATACTGAATTTGATTCAAATTCTTGTTTATTTTGAATTCTAGCATTTCTAACTGAAATAATATTTTCTTGTACAATTTCTAATGTTCCACTTGAAATAAATCCTTCTTCTGCAATTGTTGTAGCAGCATTTTGATCATTCAGATTATTATTGACAAGAGTAAATGTTTTAGTACCAGTTTCAAACTTAGGATAAGTATTAATATTTGGATTCGGAACAAAGAAACTGCCCATTAATGTTGCAGATAAGTCAGATATAAGTCTCAAATTAGTAATCGTTGCCTGAGCACCACTTGTTTGCCCAATCAAAGTCATTCCACCTTCAACCCACCCACTAAATTGACCTTGTGGTTGATTTGAGAGTGAAAATGTATCTACATTTAAAATTGTTGATGTTGATGAATAAGTTCCCTGAATTGTTTGTCCTGTATATGGATTATATGGGAATGTTAAAGTTGCTGCATTATATGGACCTTCTTTATGATTTGTTTGAGCAACTCTGAAGGTTATTTTTGGAGAATTTTGTCCCACTTCTGGGCCAAGTCCAGTCTTTTGAGTAGTTCCTATTATAGTTTCTCCGACCTGGAAAGTACCAGAAACCATACTAATTTCCAATAATTTTGGAATGCAATATTTGGTTACATCAACGCCATCAAAGAATGCATATAACTGTGTAAGTGGTTTGACTTTTTTGGAAATAAACTGAATATTTCTTGATCTCATATATGGAATGAGATTTCTGCTTACAACTCTATCTCCAACTGAGGTCTTATCAAATTGTTCAGTAACTATTGTTCTAGTTCCAGTTCTGGATTGAATTCCAGTATCTCTAACTTCTCTAAGTTGATCTTGAACTACGGTAGTTGTTTGAGTATCTATAATTTCTCTGGCACCTCCACCTCCTCTCCATTCTCCACCAGTAGTAATGGTTCTTGTTCTGGAATTATCAACAACCTCAGTTCCTGTCCAACTAGTTTGCCAAGCATTCCAAACAACAGGAGCAAAACCTGTTTGTGGGTCTACATTTAAAGTTTTAACTGCATTTGCAAGAGTTTCTACATAATTTCCTTCAGTATTAATAATCTTTGCATCAAGACGAGTTGTATCTACCCAAGTATCGGAAGAGGGAGTTAATTCGACCGTCCCTTGCCAGAAACTAATTAAGAATGGAGTAACACTCTCAGATCTTGTTGCAAATATTTGCTTAAACCATTCAACTTCTGCATAGTCTAGTGTTACAATATCTTTGGACTTACGAACATTAATTCCTTCAATTGGAGCGAATTGTAAATCATCTGTTGGATCAATATTCTCAACAGGCCCAGGAATTAAATCAACAGAGTTTGTATAATGCCCCGGTCTAATTTCTTTATTCTCAATATCAATACTATTTTTATATAATATGCTGCTTTCCTGAGCGAGAAGAGAAGTAAAGTTGTCTACAAAAAATCCAGATTTAAATCTATTCAGTCCACTCTTATCGGAAACAAACAGATTAGCAGTATTGGTTTCAAGAAGAGATAATGTTGTGTAATATTCAATATTTTTAATTCTATTTTCAAGTTGCTTAATATCAACCATTCTATATCTCTTATGCTCTAAAAATTCTAGAGAGGCCTGAGATACGTTGTAAAGATATGGAGGAAGAGTTATTGATGCAATTTCTAGTGCATCATCAACAGAAACTGGTTTTTCAAGTTTTTCGGATGGAGTACCATATTTAACTTGCATTTTTCCATCTTTTGTAAGATAGATTCTGTCTATTCTTCCAAGATAGAATGAGAATGAAGCTACAATTTGTTCATCTGAAGCGAGAATATTTGCTGCAGAATTTCCAGATCCATTAAAAGTTCTTCCATAAAATTCTAGTGGAGATCTTGCATTTTCTGCAACAGAATAATCAGTTGTTTTTGGTCTGATATCAATAATATCAGAATTTCTTATAGAATTAACAGTTTGTATTTCTTTTCCATAATCAAAAGTACTATATGAATTTACTGTGGTGATATCTCCATCATCACTAGATTCATAATATCCATTTGAGAAATATACTTTTAATTTTCTAGCAGGTTCTTCGGAATTAAATTTTCTTGTAATAAATCCATAATCATAAAATGTATCCTTTTGACCATTTACAAAGGTAAAGTTAGAAGAAACATTAAAACTTGAAGAATTTAAAGTAGTAATGACCGCACTTATATTAGATTCTGCAAATATAACGGTTTCGCCTTCTTTAAAATTATTTTGATTTTTTGAAATAAATGAAATTTGAGAATCTGTAATTCTTTCCGCACATATTCCTATTGCACCGCTATTTTGTCCGGTAAATTGTTCACCAATAATTAAATCTGTGGTTTTTGTTGAAGGTCCACTAATAGAAGCTAATACTACAGTTGGAGCTGAAGGATTAGAAGTGTCTAAAGATTCATAAATCGCATGTACTTCAATAACATCAGAAACATTTAAAGATATATTTTGATCTTGAACTCTAGTTCCAAAAGGATAATTGCCATATGATAATCCATCATTAAGAGTAGTAGTTCCAATACCTGAAGATGAATAAACTGATCTGGTAATTAGAGTTGAATTAACTCTATTTTTTCTCTTTATCTTTGCCTTTGGTTTGATTTTATTTAAACTTGCAACCAAAGTTGCTCCAGTATTATTTGAACCCAAATTATAGATCTGTAATTGAGTTGATCCACTTATGAATGAAAATCTATCAGATGTAAGTACTTCTGTTGTGCCATCAGATCTGACCAATGAATATCTTTCCTCATCAAAAGGTAGAAATGTTTCATTAGTTCCTGCACTAACGGGAGTTGATAATTGATTTCCAGAAATATTAACTGTAAATGATTTTCTTATTGTTAAAGAAGCATCGGTCAAATCTACTGAAGAAATATTATTTTTTGGTAATTTTGTATAAAGTGTATTATCAGTCGAAGACTCTAAATTTGTTGTTAGTATTTTTAAATCTGTTACTGATAGTACGCTAGAGGGTAATATACTGCTTGTTATTCCTGATATTGACTGTACCTGAGTAATAGTAACCAATGTTGATCCAACACTAACTACCTTTGCAATTACTGGATCTGGCGATGTTGGGTTACTGTACTGAACTAGATTACCTGGTTTAACAATTGTTCCTGGAAATAGAATATTAGAACTTGTTATTGTACTAATACCGCCAGTATATGTACTAATAGTTGCTATTCCAACAGAAAATCCGGTTGATTGGATAGTATCCGATGTAAAAGTGTACCCAGAGCCTACTATGCCATAAACAGATTTAATATCAGAAATTCCATATGAAGTTACTGCAATAGCAACTCTTCCATTTGATATTCCATTAAAAGTAAATGATTCATTTGGTATAAAATTTCCACTATTCTCATATAAAACAAGAGATTTGGAATTTGAAACTGCATCCTTTAAAAATGCAGTTGCTCCGCTTGAATTTCCTTTTACGAAGGTTGGAATTGAAAGTGTGGTTGGTTCATTTAAAGTTATTTCAGTCGTTGTCTGAATATCATAAAGAGATATGTTCCATTCATTTGTACTTGAATTGGAAGTGCTATATGAACCAGATTCTAATTTGAAATCATAAACTCTTGCCACACCAATTTCTTTTCCTGGTGCTATCGTTTGTGCTGATCCTACTCTTTCGCTTCTTAAACTTAAAACATAGGTATTACCAACTCCAACAACTGGAGAACCATAAACTCTATTCAATCTAAGTGTTGGGCCGGTATTATAATTAATTCCCAAATTATCTAATGTTTTAGTTGTTCTTGGTTTTGGTAGGTCTAAAAATGTAGAACTAATTGTTTCAATTTCATATCCCCTTACAAATGCCTTTCCTGGAGATACCTGATATACTGCTAGATTATCTGATGGAGTTGATCCCCCATAAGTAAACTGTCCAGTATTAAAAATACCACGATTTCCCAACCCATTATTTAAAGATTCTTTTACAGAAACGTCAAAAGGAGTTACATAGTAATCTCCAGATTCTGCATATGTTCTTCTTGCTAATTCATCAGTAACTACACTATAATCATTTGTTGTTTTTTGTGAAATAAGAATACCATCTTTAACTGTTGCTAATTCAACAAATGAATTATCATTAAAATCATTTAGACTTTTCTTAAATAAAGAAACTGAAATTTTTAATCTATCTGCTCCTGGAGCAGAATAATTATTAAATCCTTGAGAATTATCATTTAATCCCTCATCAATATCTGAATTGATAATTTCTTCATTGACAAATAAACCTATTCTATAATTTGCATTATTTGTATATTGATTGAGAATTAATGTTTCGGAGTTTACATTTACAAATTGTCCACGAACAAAATAAACACCCTCAGTAATTGAAAATGCAGATCCAGTTGAAGTTGCATTATTAGCAATTGTGATTGCAAATGGAGAACCTGCTGCAATAGTTGAATTTCCAAGAAGTCCTGAATTAATTGCTACATTTGATACTAACGATTCTCCATCAAAAAACTGTTGTGTTGAATTATTTTGTGTGCTAGATCCAATATAACTTACATATAAGGTTATATTACCTCTTTCAGAATCACTTGGAGATAATACCTTCTCAACTACTGCAGTAATTCCTGAAGTTTGTCCAGTAATCTTTGATCTTAGAAGTTGATCTGCATAAGCAGAAACAGGAACCCCAAGATAAGTATTGTTTAACTCTACTGCATAATAAAGTGCATTATATGCAGTATTTCCAGGAATGACCTTAGAACCTTCCCTAAAGAAATGCTGACCAAACTTCTCAATTTGATTTTGTAATATTGATTGTAGAGTAGTTAATTCTCTTGCCTGTACAGGATACCCAGGCTTAAATAACACCCTATAATAGTCATTATTTGCATCAAAGTCGTCAAAATATGGCGATACATTGAGATTAGTTTGTTGAGACATAATTCTTTAGAACTGCAAAATGACTTTAATATCTTCTTTTTGATTTGATGATCTAGTAATTGAAGGTCTATTATCTACATAAATGATGCTGCCACTGTATTTTTTAACTTCAGGTGAAGCAATACCGTTTGTAAATGATTGCCCAAGATAGTAGGTCCTATTATTTATTACCGTTGATAGACCAGTAAATGAAGTACTAATTGATAAATTAGTACTTCCTCCAACAATTGTTAAACTTCCACCTGTTAAAGGCGAATTTGTAAATTCTGTTAGATCATATCCATAAGATGGATTTGTAACTCCAATTCCTGCTGTAGTAAATCCAGCAAAAGTTCTATCTTGCCAATATTTCAATACTCCAGTTGTTTGATCATAGTTAATAACTCTTCCAACAGCAGTTAATCCTGTTGATACTGTTTGATATATGTAAGAATCTGCAGTAAACGTTGTAGAGCTATATCCTATCCCAGTCAGTCTAAGTGCTGGCAAAGCACTAGCCTTATCTAATGATAATAGTTGAGTGGATCCAAAAGACTTTGGATCTTTTACAATTCCAACTCTAGCAATTTGATTTCCTGTAATAAAATCGGGATTTTCAATATCATTTTCTATTCTAGAATAAAGAAGAGCATTATATGCACCAAGTTCTCTGTAAATATCATATCCATGGCCTCCTTGTGGAGAGATAATAACATCAAAGGTCGGTGTAGTTGTTCCCGTAGGAGCATTTCCAGAAACTAAATCAAGATTACCGTAAGTATATCCAGATCCTTGATTTGAAACTACAATAGATTCTACTTGTTGGTCGTTATTGATTACGAGGGTACATTCTGCACCTGTTCCATCTCCTTTAATTGGAACTCTTGTGTACGTTCTATTTGCTGTTCCTACTCCAACACCCCTATTAGTAATAGTAACAATTTTAATAGATCCATCAACAGCATTATCTCTAACAGAAGCATTATCTGCACCAGTTTCCCAATCAGAGGGAACAGGCATAAAATCTGTAGAATCAAATTTTACAATATCACTTGGTTTAATAGTATAAAGATATTTCCATATATAACCATCTCCACTAGAACCTGCAGACCTTGGTTCTAAATCTGTAAATGTTGGTTCATCTAAACAAGGTCTTCCGTTTGGATATTCGGGACTTGTTCCATTTTGTAGGCAAATATAAACTTTATAATCAGTATTTAAAACATAATAGGAGGAAGAATATAGATTTGTGGACCCAGAAACTTTTGCAGTATTTGACCTACTATAATCATGGCGATACATATCATATGTTGTACCAGAAGACCAAATTCTTTTTTGTACAACTTGTCTTATATCACTTGAATTTATCTTCTTTAATGCAATCATTGTATCCCAATAATTATTCTCCTCATCAAAGTTATCTTTTGGAGAAGGTGGGGTAGTATCCCAATCAGATTGAATATCTGTTGCATTTGGCAGACCAATAAAAGAATAATAAGAATGGTCAGAAGTAGTAACTCCTGACACAAAATTCTTAGCATTCAATATTCTAATTTGGTCAGTTATAATTGCTGCCATTTTATGAGTTTTTTATTTATTTATCACATATAGTTTAGGTATTTTAGGGAATTTGCTCTCTTAAGGATCGTTCCCGTACTTATACCAGCAAATCCATTTAAAGTATATGCATTATAAGAATTATCTTTGGATCTAAATCCAAGAACAACTTTTCCCCAACTAAATTCGCCATAAAAATTACTGTATCCAATTCCAGTTAATCCATTATAACTTGAAACTCTTACAGTTACTTTTGCAACATAAGTTACTCCAAAACCAATTGCTGAAGTTTGTGCTATTGAAACTGCTGCCACTTGATATACATTATCTAAGAAGGTTGATCCTATTCCAACTGTAGATCCAGAAGAATTAAGCGAAGTCACTCCCCCACCAACATTAGAGTTATAAACTGTAAAATAATATCCAGTTTGAATTCCACTAATGGTTGTTAATCCAGTTACTGAAGAATTTCTAAGGAAAGAATTTTTTGGAATAACAAAATCAAATACAATTCCTGTTGTTGCAACTCCAACAACAGAAGTTGTTGCTATACCAGTTATAACACCAAAATCGCCCTCATAAGTAGTAACAGTATTGTCTTCAAGTGTGAAAGATGGAAATTCAATCAATACAAGAGGTGGATTTGTATTAGTATAACCTGTTCCGGGAGAAGTTATACTTATTGAAGTAACAATTCCAGAAGTAATTGATGCGGCCGCTGCTGCTCTTTGGGTAGTACCAAGTCCAACAGGATTTTCTATAATTACTGAAGGATTAGTTGAATATCCAACACCGCCATTGGAAATAACCAATGAAGATATAGTTCCAGCAGCAGATACAATTGCCGTTGCAGCTGCTGCAACTTTAGAGTCCTGAGATAATAGTTTAATATCTCTTTGGAAAATTAGTGAGGTGTTGTTTTCATTTATTGGATTGAAGAAAGGTCTAATGTTATCAACATAAGCGATAGTAGATCCAATTCCAACAGATTGAATAAGATATGATGTTGGATAAATTGATGCTTCATAAAGCATACGATCCTTTCCAACTTCTTTTTCATTAATAATTTTATCTTCAGTTTGTCTGCACCAAACTACTGGCCTTAATAATGTTTCATCGCCACTATTTCCTGGACCAAAATATGGATTTGTATTAACCAAATCAGTTGAATTAACACTTGTAACTGTTCTTGAATTTTCTTGTAGTGTTGAACTTTGTCCAATAGATGCATCATAACCAATAGTTAATTCGTCACCAATTTTAACAGTTTCTAAAATATTTCTTTCAACAACATCAATAGATCCACTTCCTTTATAGAAAATAATTTTCGAAGTATCTCCAACCTTTGGAGCATCAGTAAATGTTATTGAACTTCCTCCGGGGAATAGATAACCTACGCCCGGTACTTGTAGAACATCATTAATAAAGACAAGAAGTGAATCTTGTACATTAATTCCAGATCCTTTTGAAGAAAGTATCGAAGTTAAATTGCCAAGATATGTAATTGGGAAAACAATTCTTTCTCCATCAAATAAACCATCAAGGCTATCTAATACTTGCAATTCACCGAGAGACCAACCAGTAAATTTGTCTGCAAATGTATTTTGAATACTAATTTGGAATTCTGCAAAACTTGCACTTGATGTTGTTGGAATTCCTACAAGTCCTCCTAATGGAATAGTTAATATCTCTCCCTGCCCATAACCATATCCAGTGTTCTTTAATTCAAAATCAATAACACTGGATCCTTGTCCAACAACGATATCAATAGTTGCTTGAGTTCCAATTCCAGATGAGGATGAACTGTAAATTAATGGAATATTGGAATATGAAAGCGGACTATCAATAAAAACGTATGGTGGATTAGTTCTTGTGTATCCAATTCCTGGATTAGTTACTGCAATACTAACAATACTTCCATTGGATACAGATGCTGTCCCAATAAATTGAATATTTGAAATTCCAGTTGAAGAGGTTCCCACCCCAACTCTAACTGTTTGTACCCCTACACGATAACCAGATCCACTATTGCCAATACTAATAGAAGAAATCGTTCCTGCGACTGAAACTATTGCTGTTCCTCCTGCTCCAATAAGAGGTTGATATCCAAATCCTTCATAAGAACCAACTGATACAATAATTCCACCAACTGGAAGATTTGAACTATTAACATCATATGCAGCTGAAATTCCAGTACCAACAAAACCAATCGATGTTATTCCAGTATTTTCTGATAAATTATATCCTCCAGACAATCCAGGTGCTTGGAAGATGTCATTTATCAATATAACTGCATTTTCGGTGGATATTCCTGTCACATTAGAATTATTTGATTTTAGAGTAAAATCTTTTTTGACACCATTAAAGGTGGAAGAAATGTCATCAAAAATATAATTTTTATAATATGTTTCGTTAGTTGTGTTTGGTGTTCCAGATCGTAAGAAACTTCTACCTTGGAAATTTGATGATGTTGATATTCCCAACCAATCTCTTTCATTAGGAGAATTTGTACTTGTACTTAAAGGAATATTTCCATATGGTGCCTCGACAAAATTAATAATATTATCAACAATATTATAATTTCCGGAAACTTTTGTTACTAATGTTCCAGTTGAATATCCTGCAACTACAGTTCCAAGCCATGGCCTACGAACTTTTATAGCGTTTGTACTTCCAAATCCAACTGCATCAATTCTCATAATTTCGCTGCCGATCTTAATCAAATCACCGCCAAAGAATGATGTTATCCCTGCAAAGTAAATTACATCATCAGTTGTAAATGCATTAGTTGCCAATTTATTAGTAACTGCACTTGCAACAACTGGAGATTGAATAAGATTATCAATTGCAACTATAACTTTAGCATTTTGATTTTTTGAAGTAAATGCATGTGTAGTTCCTATGCCAACGCTTGTAAAGTCTAAAGTTGATGGTATTGATTTGAGAGCATCTTCTGCACTTCTTGCAAGTCTGATTGAGTTATTATTTAATTTTACAACATAAACGCTTGATGGCAGTTTATTGGTAGAACCAACACTTACAAAAGATGTAGTAGCAATGCCAATTGCCGATGTAGTACCAGCTCCTGCACTAGTGTAGACTAACTCTTCTCCACTTACAAAGAAATGGTTCGGTAATTTTATAGTATTTGTTGTTATATCAACTATTGCAGAATTACTTCCATCAAAAGATCTTTGGAAGATTTGATAACCCTCATGATTTAGATCAAATGCCCTCTTAATATCTCTTTCAGTTCCATCATATGTTCCATAATTTGTTTCTATAGTTGCATTATTGAAATTAACAATATCTTTGTCATCATCCTGATGTCTTAATGCATTAAAGAATATTTTCACATCTACATTAATATTTGGAAGAGGTGTAAACGTTAATTTTGTTGATGATGTTGTTGCAGCGCCTACAGTTCCAAGTCCAGCAAAAGTTTCAATATTAGCATATTCAGTAATATATGTTTCCGTTCCATCATCTAGAACAACAATCTCCGATAATTGATGCCTATTATTAGTTACATCAGAAACTTGAAGTATTCCATATAAGCAATCATATTCATCTGGATATTCTGCAATTACTGATGCTATTGGTGATGTTGATGAGGCTATTGATGTTGATGTTGCCTGCAAGCGGGCATGTTTCATGTCAAAAGTACCAATACCTGATGATAGACTGTTTCCAATAGCAACTTGAATTGTATTAATTGTTGCCGCTATTCCAACGCTTGGGGTAAAATCAATTTTTAATTGAGATCCTGACAAATATGGATAGTATGTACCCAAACCAGTATTTGAATAAGCGTTTTGCGATAAAGTTGTCAATTCACCATAATCTATAAATTCAACTGAAGATCCATTATGCAAAACATTTAATTCATTAAATTGATAGTCTCCATTTGAACCTGTAATTTCAACCAAAACTTTTGCTGATCTATAGGTATTTGCAATTGAAACAATCGTAGTTGCTCCAGAAGAAACACTAACGCTACTTGTTAATATATCAACAATTCCACCAAAATTGGAAGATCCAGTGCTAATAAGATTGTCATTTAAATTATATGATAATGTACTTACCTCATAATCATTAACGGAATATCTTGTTGGGTAGAAAAATATAACACCCTCAGTTCCTTCGACACCGAAATCAAATGATCCTTGATCATAAGTACTTTCAATTCTTCCATATTGGTTAATATAACCAATAGAATCATCATGCAAGAGAGTTAACAGCATTACTTGTCTTTGTGCTGTATATCTTCTATCTCTGATATAAGTAATATATTTTTGAGCTCTACTTTCACCAAGTTCAAATCTATGAACTTCACTAAATCTTGTTGATCTTGGGTTGCTATTAAATTGATTACTAATATCATCAATTGATAGTACTCTATTTCCAACCGATTCAAAATAATCCGTTAAAATTCTATTTGAAAATGTTACTTCATCCGAAAATTGCGAAGATCCAATTTCTAATGAATTTTCTTTTACTAGATCAAAATCATAAACACAATTTAAATCAACAACACCAACAATATCATTTGTAACTTCAAAGGATGTCAGATCTGTTGAAAGTCCAACAATCATTGAGTTTGCATTTAATTTTGGTAATGAAGACTCTAACTGATAATCAGCAAACTTTTTAAATCCTAAAGTATGATTTAAAGTGCTTACTACGTCTTTCCAAGTATCATAATCTACTTTAGATTTTAAAGAATATGAAAAGTTTTGATAATAAAAACTATCTTGAATTCTTTGTAAGTTTTCATTTAAGAAACCAGCATCAATTTGCCATCCCTTTTCTACAGTTGATTTTGAACTTAAAGTTAAGAAAGAATCAAATATATTAATAGAAGAAATAAGACCTTGGGTTTTGGATACCAATCCTTCTATGACTTCCTCAACAACAAAATCTTCTGTAGAACGTATCTTTAAATAATTTGTTGTAGAATTCCAATCCTCAACATATCCAGTAGAAGAAAAAGATTTAACACCTTCTCCAGTAAGAAAATCATTCTTTTTAAGGATTGGATTAAAAGTTGGGAAATATTTTTGAGGTACAATTCTTCCTGAAGAATTAGTTGAATTATATGTTCCTGGAATTTCTCCAGAATTTAAAAATCCATCTAAACTATATCTAACTGTTGCATTATTTCCACCAAGATTTGCATCGACATAATTGATTGTAAATAATTGATAATTATACCCGGAGGAATTAAATCCTTTAGAGGTAGAGCCAACTCCAACACTAACATTTTCAATTAAAACCTTATCATTAACAGCAAATGGGAATGTATCTGCAGTACTAAATCCAACAGATAATGTAATCGTTACATCATTAGTAGTTGTATTAAATCCTACAGAGCTAATGCCAACACCATTTGAATTTTGTGTGGGCAAAATAGTAGGAGATACGTTATATAAACCATAAGCATTTTTTAATATTGTTACTTGATCATCTCCAAGATCATATCTTAAATCAACCTCAGGAACAATTTGGTTTGTTTTTCCATCCAAAACAATTAGTTTTGGTGGTGAACTATATCCTCTTCCAACAGAAGTAATTCCAATTGATTTAAATGATGCTAAAGGTTCTATTTTTGCAATTTGTGGTAGAGATACACTTGGTCTAATTGTGAAATCGGATGGAAAATCAAATCCAATATTATTAATTTTAGTTTTCTTTATTTCACCTATTGATTCGCTAGATGGCTCTAATAATGCTCCAGATCCAATATCTGAAATAACTGTTGATATACCTGGAAGAGAATAATAATTTTGACCTTTACTTGTAATATCGACTTTGGAAATCGGTCCATATGCAGAGGTTGAATCGGTTTCATAACTCAATATAGAAGAACCTGATGTGTATGATGATAATTCAGGAGACTGTGGTAGATTATATGTAAATGAAGTCGTTGAAGTAGAAGTTATTACATGCTTTCCATTGTAAGAACTTACTTTTATTTGAATTTCATTATTTGAAAATACAGAAGAATCTATATTTATTTCTTCCTTTTGAATTGGAAGATTGCTATTATAAACGGGAATTAATGTATAATAAAGTTTTTCTGGAAGATATTCATTAACAGTTAAAACAACTTTTGCATCAGCACTCACACCAACGGTGCCAAATCTTTGAACTTCGAAAATATTAGATTGCTTAGTTGTATCAAATACTTCTGTAAAGTTTGAATCTTTATAAAAATTCAAACTAAATGCGGGATAACTATTTGCCTGATTTACATAAGAAAGAGAAGAATCTGACAAATCAAAAGTTACTGTTGAATTTTTGTAAACTTCAATAGGAGGATTAATTGCCGAAAGAGTTCCATCTGAGGAACTAGTAATTCCTACAATGATTGGGTTTGAACTAACTGCATCATAATAAGTGTTAGATAGTTTGATTGTATTATTGTCAACAAAAACAATATAATAAATTTGGTTATTTTGAAGTCCTCCTGATGGAGATGTTGAAGTATGAACTACTTTTTGTCCATTAACAAATCCATGATTAGAAATTGTTATTGTTTCTGAAGTTGTATTAACACCTGCTAATGCAAAAGTTTTTGGGTTTACAAGTAACTTTCTATTATAATCATTATATTTAATTACAACTGAAGTTGATATTGATGGGTTTACATCAACAAAAACAGTATCATTATTCTCTAAACCATGAGTTTCTGCAATGGAAACAGTAACTAAATTTCTAGAAATCTGTCCACTAATAACTGAATAATTTGTTTGGAAACTATGATAAGTGCCAGATCCAATGCCAGTAAAGTATAACGTTCCAAGCCCATTTGTTGCCGTTGTAATGCCTACAAATGTTCCAGTAGATCCTAGACCAACCTTTACAGTGGATATTCCAATCAAATCATCAGAAACTTTTGCAACATATAGAGTTGATTGATTTGAAAGAGTGACTGAGCTAGAAATTCCATTTGTAGAAATTCCAAGAACAATACCGCCATTTGGAGAGTATGTAAGTTGATCTCCAGTTTGAAGTTGGTGATTTGGAATATAAATTGTTCTGGTTGGAATAAAAATTTGAGTGATTCCTGTACCAGGATTTGAGAAAGATATTGTTGTTCCAATTCCAACTCCAAATCTAGTACCCAATCCCACAGATTCAATTGGATTGAAGTATATCTGCTTGTTGAATGTATAATTGTATGAAGTTTTAAATCCAGTATTTACTGTTAATTTTCTCAGATCTTCATATAAAATTTCTGAAGCAGTATGTGCAGATCCTGTGGTGTTATTAACTGATCTTAGAACTCTAATTCTTGAAGATTTTGTATCAATATTTAAAATCTTCACTTTCTCTGTACCTATCGTGAAAATATCATTTTCACGAATATAATTTGAATTTAAGTTTCCAGAAACTGAAAAATAGGTAACAATTCCAGTAGATCCTGTTGTACCAACGCCTACAGTAAGTGATAAAGTATTGAGAGTTGAAATCCCAGCATTATAAGACCCTTCTATCAATGTTGCAAATGTACTTAGTCCAGAAACTGATATAATATCATTATTTGTAAAATTATGAGGATTTTGTGAAAAAATAACAATCGATCCTTTATTATCTGCAGGATAAAATTCAGCATTATAAATTGTGCTTGTAGCTACACTAACATAGTTTATTTCCTTTCCTTGCAATCTGGAAATTTTTGCACTTGCACTATATCCCTTTGTATTTGAATTATTAAAAACTACAGGATCATTAATTTTATAATTATTGCCACCTGTTGTTATTCCAATATTTTCAATAAATCCTGGAGAAGCATATTTGACATCAACAGTTTGATTTAAAAGATTTGGTATTGTTAGATATGCATAAGATGCATTATTATTAATTAAATTATATGGATAAGTATTTCTTGCCCAATTTGTTTTATTTAAATCAATTTCATCTTGATTTGATGATTTTTTAAAGTTAAAATCATTTGGTTTTGATTTGTAATTTTCCCCAATTAAATATGGGAAAGTTGGCCTCTTATATCCTACAAAAACTCCAGAAGAATCTGTTGAAGAATTATTAATTGTTGCAAAATATGCATAAGTTCCATTTGGAAATTCTGGAGTTATGCAAAATCTGCCATTATTTTGATCTAAAACTGTTTCGTCCGTAACTTTTTGGTAGGTATAGTCTTCAACAAAAAATCCAAAAGGAAATTCTGTTAATGATGGTCTATTTGATTTTAGATCCTCAACATAACCAGATTTCATCTGGGATACTACCCCACCTTGATTGGTTGTATAACCATAAGGTCCATAAATTGGATTTCCGTCATATGCCCATCCAATAATTGGAGAATGGTCTGTAGACGAAACTTCAATATTAGCAACTTTCTTTAAATCAGTTTTTGATCCACCATATAAGACATTTCCAGATGCATCTACGGAATAAATTATTTCTCTAAGTTTTCTTGGTGCATATACATGAGCATATTCTAATCCATAATCAGAATTGATACCATTAGTAATAAATCCATCGTCATTTGTGATTGTGTTGAAACATTTTTGGAAAAGATTGACATTCCAAGAAGTTATTTTTGGTAAAAATTCCACTCCAGTTCCAGAAGAACTGACATTTATGAAAGTATTATCTGCTGAATATCCAATTCCACCTTCAATAATTTCTACTGATTGAATTTGTCCATTCTGAATAACTGGAGTAATAACAGCACCTGTCCCATTACCAATTATTGTTAGATTTGGAGAGGAATTGTAGTTTGATCCACTATTATTAACCAATACTTCAACTAATTTTCCATCGGAAATAATGGGAGTAAGTTGAGCATCAGAACCAGTATCTACAGTAACCAATGGCAATCTGTTATAATTCAGAATATCTGATGATCCATATCCAATTCCACCACTAGAAAGATGAACAGAAGTGATTTGTCCTCTAAAAATTGGTTGAATAACGGCCTTAAAAGTATTTCCATTGGTCGAAGAAATACCAACACTCCCAACAACCTCTACAGAAATTTCTGGATAATTGAATATATGAGTTCCAGAACCAATTGAATTAAATTTGATGTATTGATTTGTTCTATAGTAAAAATTTTGATTTGTTGTTCCAAGACCTACTTGTGATAATTTGAAGTTATTCTCATCAATTGTTGTTACATAATAATTTGTATTTGTAGATAATCCGCCAATTGATGTTCCATCTGTATTGTATGTTATTATCTCTCCAGATTTAAATTCATGATTTTCTAAATTGATAGAGTTTAAAGATGTACTAATTCCACTAGAGAGACTAGTTTTTTTCTTATTTTCGTATCCGCTTCCGGAATTAACTACAGTAACTGATGCTAAAATTGATTTTTTATTATAGGATTCAATAATATGACTTCCAGTGCCATAAGAAGTTAAAGTAACGGTATTGATACCAGATACGGCGTCATCTAAAGTTTTATGAAATTTAATTGTATATGGAGATGCGGTTGAAACATAGTATGAAGAGTCTGTAGATAATCCACCAACTGCTTTTTGTCCATCTGTTCTATAAACAACTCTTTCAGCATTTTTAAACTTATGATATGTGCTAAACCCAATTGTTGATAATGTACTTCCTATAGAAACAATGCCAGCATTAAGTTGTGAATTAAAAATCACCTGATGAGATATCAGTTTCATATTTGCTAATGCTGTGGCATTAATACCATTACCACCACTAATGTTTATAACTGGTGTTCCTTCATAATCAAATCCAGGATCAATAATCCTAATTTCCTTTAGATTGCCACTTACTGCACAATATCCAGTAGCACCAGTTCCAACAGAATCGCTGATGTTTAGGATTGGGGGATTGATAATATCATAATTAGAACCCGGAGAAGTTACTTCAATTGATTTGATTGGTCCATAATAAACAGAATCTGTTGACTTGTAATTTAGAATTTCAACGCCATTGACCAGTATACCAGTCAATCCAGGTTTTGTTGGATAAATTTCTCCGTCATTAACCGCTGTTGAAATTTCTCTCAATAGCTTCTGTGAATTTAAAGTTTTTGATCTGAACTTATAAAGTTCAACTGTATTATTAATCACTGAAGTGCTAGCGAGCACTTCTACAAAAATAGAATTGTTTATGTTTGTTCTACTCTTCGCAAATTTTACATTATTTGCATCTATTCTCTTAATAAAATATAATCCTTCATCAAATAATGAACTACCATCAGTAATAATTGTTGTTTGATTTCCATCGCCATCAACTAAAATAGTTTCTATTTTTTCTGGACTATAATAAACTAAATCTCCAGTATAAAATCCATGGTCAACACCGGATGTAATAGCAAAAATATCTGTTGATCCAGTACCTACTGAAGGAAATGTTCCAGTAAAAGTTACTAATCTATTTGAAGCATCAAGAGACTGTTGATTATAATATGGTAGTGATGGTGATGAAACTAATATTCTATCTTTAATTTTATAAACATTTTGAACATTAGCATCTAATGTTGAAATTGTTGAAGATGCTGAGGAATTTACTTTTAGTAAATTTCTTCTTACTACATAAGTTTCTGTTAATGACAGCTCTCCCTGTCCCCTAATTGAAAAGGATGTTTGTGAAGTGATATCCAATACAGTAGAAACTTTTTCAACACCACTTCCACTTATAATAGTTAAACTATCACCAATCTTAAGTATATGTTTATTTTTTGTAACTATGCGATAGGTATTATCTGAACTATCAATTCTAGCCAAAGATGCAACATCATATGATGTTGCTAGGTTAAATAACCAATTATTTGAAAAGGAATCCTGTGGATTAATTCCAAGAGTTTTAATTTCTGCAGTATCGCCCTTAGAATAGTAATAAGTTTTATCAACTATATC